TATCTGTCGGTGTGCTATCAAAGATTTGCACTTCATCCAATATTCCAGTTACTCTTGTCATTTTTTCACCTATTATGCTCTTTCATATAATGCTTCCACATCTATGTAACGGTAAACATGAGACGCATTTCTCATGGTATGTGAGCCAGTCGGAGTTATTCCTATGAATGTCTCTCCCAACTGGGCTTTAAACCAATCATTGTTATCCTGCAATAAATCCCATACTTGGTCTTTGAGATAATCAATGCAATCTTCTGTCGGCTCTGCAACGCCATCGTTGTTATAATCGAATTTCAACTTTTGCTTTATCACTATGGTAATCTGGACATGGCAACGGATAACCTTACTCGTTCCCAATCCTCCGCTATCAGCAGGTTCATCAATGAGTTCCACGCCTATTCTTGGGCTTCGGGCATTCAATTGCGGGAAGTCCTTGTGTATCCACTGCCTGCCTTCGATAACCCTCTGTGAATTAATGTCTGTAAGATTATCCCTCAAAAGCATTGTTATCGCATCAACCACTTGTTGCCCTCTTATTTGCGTCATACATTTACCTTCCTGCTTGGAAGCATTGTATGTTAATCGGATAGATGCTTATATTATTTACTTATACTCAATCGAAGTTATACTCAACAACCACATCGCCGTTTTTATCAACCAAGCGCCGCTTATTTCCTTTTTGCTCAATATCCAAGCCGCCGAAGGTCTGTCCTATTTTTACCCATTCACTCATTTTATTCCCTCAATATATTTCTTAATAGTTCAGGGGCTTTATTTATTGCAGGGCGCAGGTATGGGGCGGAAGGCGTGCCGTAATGGTAAATTTTCCATTGAATGCTTTTTGTTGCCTGCTCTAATTCCTCTCCATGCAGTCCGAGTTTCCTATGCGCCCATTCTTTTATCGGAGTTTCAGGGGGGTAATGAGGTCGTGTGCCAAATTCTATTGCCGGGGCATACTCTAATTTTGAACCAACAATAACCGTTCCATCCTCCTGCTGTTCTACTTGTATGGAGTTCATAAGCATACCAGTATCAACGCTTTTGTTTTTTACAATGTTCTTTTTGGCTTCGCTGGCAATCGCCCAACCGAGTTTAAGGAGTATTTTCTTTACCTGCTCATCTACCATCTGCTCCCTCTGTATCCGTAATCAAGAACAGAGCCGATAGCACCCTTGCTTGTGATTTTGTTTCTCAATGCGTCTATCTCTGTCTGCAATTTATCCGTATCCAGTTTTGTTATATTGCTTCCGCTGTCCATGTAATTTGAATTGAGTATGGCCATCACTGCATACAACACTTCCAAATCACGATAGACATAAGGCACATACCTAAATTCGAGGGCATCCCTGTAATTTATGTCGTAACCAATTGAGAATGTAACCATGCCCTTGTCATAATCAACCGTGTAGTTTGAAGCATCCACTTCCTCCCCATTGTGATACACCTTATCAAACGTTATGAGTTCGCCGTGTGGGAGATAGTATGTTTTGTCATCCTCATCATAATGCCCGAAGTCGACTTTTCTTTCATACATTCCCACTTCTAAAATCATTCTCCTGTGTGCTTCTTCGATAACTGCTTGCAATTCCTCATCCGTGTAATCTGCTGGCTCATCTATCCATCGGAGTTTGAGACGCACATCTTCAGGCCTGCAAAACGTTTTCCCTTCTGTTGAACTATCTGCCCTTTTGAGAACCGTAAAAAGCCCAACCTCCGCAACGTAATACTCATCACTCCCGTAATCTACGTAAAGTTCATAAAAGTAATTTTTTGGCTCAATATCGGTCTCATTTTTTGTGAGTGTAACCTTGCAAGTTCCATCGGATGTTTCGGCGGTCGCATCAACGCTGAATACCTCCATTCCATAGATGGGGGGCAGTTCCGTTGTTACTCTAAAAACCACATTAGCGCCTGATATATCGACAGGATTACCTGACTTATCTTTTATCGTGAAATTGAAAATCCTTTTTTCACCCCTGTAAACGCTCAAATTCAACATCTTAATACCTTCTAACTATTATCCCTTCCTGCTTTATTATATTTACTTCATGAGTTCCTGTTTGCTCAATGTCAACGTCATAACTGCCAGTTTTTTGAATATCTACCTCATGGGCTTCCGAATACTGTGCATCGGTCGGCGGTGTTGCGATGTATGTGGTCGCTTCAACGGTTTTTGTGTTTCGCTCATAAATCGCCGTTAATGCCTCTGTGGTCGCACTTCCACGTTCAGCAAGGGTAGTAAGGGCTTCAATGGACAATGTTGCCCTCTGTGCAATGGCAGACAGCATTTCAGCCGTAATTTCCCCTTGTCTGAATATTGTTGCTTGTGCCTCGATGGATTTTACTGAGCGTTCATAAATTGAAGTTAATGTTTCGATTTGTTTAATACTCCTCTGCCATATCGTTGCTGTTGCCTCAACTTGCTTTATTGTCCGAGTATAGATATTAGTTAATGCTTCAAGATAGGAAGTTCTATGCTCTTTTATTGTTGTGAGGGCTTCAACCTTTGATATTGTCCTGCTGTAAACATTAGCCAACGCCTCAATGTAATCCGTTCCCCTGTTGTATATTGTTGTCAGTGCTTCGAGGGTTTTAGTTTCTTGGAAGGCAATGTCTGCAAGGGCTTCGGTCTGTTTCGTATCTCTCTGGAATATCGAAGTCGTTACTTCAACTTCTTTAATTTCTCTTGAAAAGATGGTTGCCGTTGCTTCAACAAATTTTGTTAATCTCTGGAATATCGCCGCAAGGGCTTCTATAATTTTGGTATTTCCGCCTGAAATGTATGCTGTTGCTTCTACGCTCTTGGCTGTTCTCTGGAATATTGCGGTCGTTGCTTCTACGCTTTTAACCGTTCTGTCATAAAGGGCGCTCAGGGCTTCAATGGCTTTCGTTCCCTGTTCATAAATATCTGCGGAAGCTGTAACTGTTTTTTCTCCCTTAATGTATATGTCTGTGAGTGCTTCCACATTTTTCGTTGCCCTTTCAAATATTGCCGATAATGCTTCAACGTATTTCTCCGAAATTTGATTAACATTCGCAAGGGCTTCGACTTCCTTCGTTGCTCTGTTAAAGATGTTGGTTAATGCTTCCGTGTATGTGGTTTTTCTTTCAGCAATGCAGGCAGTCGCCTCAACGTATTTGGTGTTTCGTTCGAATATGTCTGCTTGTGCTTCGATGTATTTCGTTACTCTTTGAAAAATGGCGGCTTGTGCCTCAACTTCAGAGGATACCCCAGGGTATAATGTATTGCTTGGGTATAGAGTATTGCTTGGATATCCTGCTAATGTCATTATCCTAATTACTTATCATACTATTGCTTCCTCAATGCTTTAACTTCTGTTCCAGTATACACCCGTATGGGGCTTGCATTTGCGTCATTGATGTCTACCAATGGAATATACTTTACATTTGTGCCATCATAGAAACGCAAGGCGGAGGTTGTTTCATCTGAACACATGCTGATTGCTTGAACTGCTGTTCCGTCATAATACCGTATTCCGCTATCTGCATAACCACCACCTACATCTGTCCATGCCCCGAAGTTTGTGAAAGACGGCTCAGAGTCTATGTATTTTCTGACAAACAAATTACTATACCATGAATTACCTGTTGACCTGTCACCTAAAGAATGCAATATTATTTTTGATAAATCTTCTGCATATGCATAAGATAATGTAGTTGTATAAGAAGAGCCATCTGATGCAATCACTTTTAATATTTGCCTGTTGGATGGGTCAAAATAAACATCAAATGAAACTACTTCATTCACTGCACCACTTCCAAAACCATGATGTGCCGTTGTGTAAATCGAATGGTAATTATAGCTCCCTCTGTTCAAAAAAAGACGTGCTATTTCATTATCATTAGCACTCATAAATCTTGTTTGAGTATATGTATTTGTATCTGATGCCATTCCAATATGCACAACAAATTTTGAGCTTGTTGGAAACGATATACTTTGCTCATACTGTGTATTTCCTTCTATACCTACTGTTGTGCTCGTATCTGGTATTTTTATCATGGTTTTGTTATAGAAAGATGGTGTATCTTCACTTGCATCATCACCTCTCAGCTTTGTCCAATTTGCATTGAAAGATGTTATATTGTCAAGAGCATCAAAGAAGTCTGGAAATGTTGCCCCTCCATTACTGTATTCACTCGCTCCAGAATTACCAACAAAAATATAAATATGTTCAGCACCATTTGTTTTTACCCAAAATATCCGTTTTACGCCACTATCAACTTCCTCTGTCCATTGTGGCAATCGAGTGCCAGTTGTCGGGTCATCCGTGCTGTTTATTTGCACATCTCGCATATCGGAGTAATAACAACCATTATCACCTGTTCCATATTCATCATAGAGTATGCCATTTGCAGGGTCATTATTGAGATGACTGCCTCCCCTTCGCAAATCAATACGCATTTGATAATCCGAACTGGGGCTTCCAACCGTTATGTCGGAATATTTACTCCAGCCAGATGAGGGGTCGAGCGCCATTCAATCCTCCTTATCCCGAAGACTGCATCGAAGTAAATGTCGTTGTCTTCCAATCGAGTGTTCCGTCTTTATTTATCCAGATTATTACCGTTTTTTCTGTTCCATCAGATAGAATTACGAATACCCTTGCTTTTTTCTTGCCCTCATTCACAGCAATAATTTCATAGTAGTCGATGGCATCGGCGGCATCCAGTTTTTCCCTCAATAGTTCCAAAAATGTCGGTTTGGATGAAGGGGAGGGTGGGTTCAATCGCTTCGGTGTGTTCGAGTTATACCAATCGAAGTTTTCTCCGTCTGTGCTGAACAGATAGATGTCGTGGTCGATATGCACAACGCCTTCGTCATCCTTGTATGCAACAATAAGATGGTATAACGGTTGCTCTTCAGGGGTTGCTTTGGGCTCTATCTTTGTTAGTTGATATTTCAGCATAGCGCCTTCTCCGTATCTTGCTTCTATTGCATTTTTCACTTCATTTATCACTTCTGTTTCATTCATTTTTTCTCCTCTTTTATATTTGGAAAGTTATAATATAATGTCATGCTATCACACATCCGTTCTATACCACATTTGTCCCTGCACAGGACTGCTCGGGTCACTCGTTCGCTTTTCCAGAACAAAACCTATGGCTTCATGGTTGTTAAAATCAAGGTCATCATTCATTGTTATTCCTGATGCTGTTAAGCTATGGCTTCCTAAATCCACATCATGCAACGCTCCCGTGTATGGTATGAATATATTTTGGAATATCTCCGTGTTTGCTGGTATCTCCCAATGCGATTTTGAAGAGCCATCATAATATATTTCAACATCAGGCGCAGAACCGCCGCCGGATACGTCTGCATATAATTTCCCTACAACGTATGAGCCATCGGCAAGCGTGTAATCTTCGCTCAATGTTAATGGAATTATGTATGAACCCTTTGAAGTCGATATTTCATTACTTACAGCAGAGGTAGCAATTACGATTTCTGTGGTATCTGATTTTCTTTCTACCAATTGCCAGTATAACCTCAACGTTTGTGTTCCGCCCGTCTTTTCAGCATAAATATACCAGTTATATACCCCTTTTATGAGTTTGCTCATAGATGTATCTGGAGAAATCCATCCAGCGATGTAGTCATCATCAGCAAGTCCTGTTTTTGTAACCGATTGCTCACTACCGGATGGGGGGGATAACTGTGTGAGTTTATAATCTGAAATGCCCGATGAGGTGTCAATCATGTAGTATCTTGCGCCCAGTGATGTTACTGCTGTGTCTACGTAATCTTTATTCACAAATTCTTTAATATCTGTAAAATCAGCAAATGTTTTGTCCAAAAAAGGTATTCCATTTACTACTGTCTGCGGTGTTGTCTGGTCTAATAGAAAAACATCCTCATCCAGTGATAATGATAAATCATATAGAGCTTGCTCTATCTTATTTAAATTGGTTGCATCTATTGCTGGTGGTTGTCCATTTACCCAATTCGTTTTTGTGTATGCCATTATTTCACCTTTTCATTTATATCTGGAAAGTCATGATTAAAATGATTGTGAACACTCCCATCAGGCATTAAGAAGTCGATGCTCTTTACATTCCTGCCATTAATTGTCGCCTGCCATCCGAGAGCGTAAATGAAGGGTCTTGCCATGCCCTTAATGGGATTGATATAGCCCCTCTGAAAGAGAATAATACGCCTATCCTTACCAGGCGTGCAAGCAAGCATACGCCCAGCAGGGTTAAATGGTATCCAATAAACGGTTTTCAGGTTGCCCTTTTTCTCCTCCTCAATTGCTTCCCTGAAAGTGTGATAAATCTGCTCTCCATCAACGTATTCATACTGGACAATAACGTCTCCATCATGCAGTTCCGCTAACCAAAAATGAGTGTGCGGAGTATTTACTACATAACTTCGAACTGCATTTATAACCGCCATGATATTGGCTTTCATTTTTATCACCATTGTATTGGAGGGAGGGATAGGGTGGCGAGGCGAACCACCCTCAAGCATCCTTATGGCGTTTCATCATATCTGAAAGTGATATTTTCGCCAGAGAATACACCAGCATCTGCCGTGCTTTCAACTTCCAATTGCAATACAGCGAAGTAACTCTTGTCTCCATCGCTTGTGTATGTATTGCTATCCAAATCAAGGGGCGATGCTTCGGTGTAATCAAATATTGAACCTGTGGGGGTTGTCTGAGTATTATAATAAGCATGTCCATTCGTTCCATCTCCAATGTAATAGCCGTATTCGCCCTCAACTCCGCTTGCCTGTTCGTAACTTGCGGTCGGGCATCCTGCATCTCCGCTATCTCTCAATCCAATAAGCATATCTATGCCAGTTCCCCATGAGTTCGTGCCATCACTGTAAACTTTTACATTCGTGTATTGTGTGAATGTTCCAGTAAATTCAAGGCAGAGATGCACCCAGTAGGAATAATTAGTTCCACTTGTCGGTTTCAAAATCTGTGCTGAATTGTCGGTATTGGTCGGGTCATCATCGCTTCTGAATTTGAATTGTCCACTGGACAAATCAGACGAATATGTAGGTGTTGAACCATACGCCGCTTTTATTGCTACTGCCATTTTTACTTACCTCCTTTCTTTTTTTTCTTTTTTGGCGCAGGTGGTGTATCCTTTACCGTCTCTGCCTCTGCTACATCATCAACAACCGTTGTTTCCTCTCTCGGTTTCGTTTTCTTTATCAATTCCAAATCTCCGCTTTTCAGATAGAAATTCACGATATAGCATTCTGGCAGTTCCATCACATCGCCAGGAGAGAGATATGCAAGTTTGCCCTCTGGCATTCCTTCGAGATGTCCGAAATTCAGTTTTTTGTTTGCCTTTACCTTTAGCATTTTCATGTTATTACCTCAATTAAAGAGAGGAGGAGGGTTTAGGATGGTTCTGTGGCGTTTTCGTGTATGCCATACACTGCTTCAGGTCTGGTTATTCCAACACCGTATGCCTTCGCTCCGATTACCTCGAATGCTATCGTGGTCTGCAATCTGCCATCCCATGTTTCTATCGGTGTCGCATCAATGAAGTATCCAAGTTTCTTGCTATCCACAAGAGCAATCTTTCCAGCGGTCATCTGTGGTGTTGAGACAAGTTTCAGCCCGAACAGTTCAAGCGTGCTCGGAAGCATCTTTCCTTCGGGTGTTGTTGCGAATGCCATTGCCGCCTTTATGTCAGTATCTTTGAGTATTCTTGCTTTGTCGGTCGGGTTAACCACAATGGTATCTGGCTCTCCATAGAGGTCTTCGTGAGCATTAATTGCATCCACCAGTTTGCCGTAATCAACGTATGCGGCTGAGCCGAGATATGAATAATTGTTGTTGTCACCATAGGTCGCATCGCCTTTAGTGAATGCCTTTATCATTTCTGCCAGTATGTCAGTATCAACCTTTCGTGAGATAGCCACTCCTATTTCCTCGAGTTTGTCAGTCAGCAAATCAACCGCTCCTACGCTCTGTAACTGATGGGTGAGTGCTGTCTGGCATCCAACCCAATCAACCGATATGGTTATGCTTCCATAGTCCTGGTCATCAGCCGTTACTGCTCCAGTAGCCGCCACTGTGTTTGCCGTGAGATTTACGCCCTTCGGGATTTTCAAACTGTCATGCCCTTTCATGTCCAGAGGTAGGGATTTTATCAGCCCTTCTGCTATCAGTTTCGGTCTGAATGCCTTTTCAATGAATGATGCCATCGCTGTGGTGTAAACACCAGCGTTATTGCCCTTCTGGAGGGTTGCTTCTTTTGCAACAATGTTTCCTCTTTCATCTATGCCGATGTCTTCGAAGATTTCTCTCCATTTGGCATTTGCCCTTGCCTGTTCCTCACTGTATGCCATTCTCGCCAACTTTTTCACGAACATCTCAACCTGTGTCGTTGGCACTTCAAAAGGTCGAGTTATTGTTTCTGCCATTAACATTTTATAACCTCCTCAACTTTTCAACCAATTCCTCTCTTGTGAGAGTTTCGCTTTC